ATGAACTTTGTTCAACCTATCCGTGATCCAGAGCAAATACAACAGATTAAAGAATATCTGAAAGAAAACAGCGAACGTAATTTTATTTTGTTTGTAATGGGAATTAACACAGGTTTACGTATTAGTGACATTCTCAAATTGAAGATAGGTGATTTGAAAGGTAGCCATATTTCAATGAGAGAAAAAAAGACAGGGAAACAAAAACGTATTCAATTAACTCCAGCGTTAAAAAGAGAATTGCGTTGGTACATTGAAGAACGAGATGACAGTGAGTATGTAATTAAAAGTCGTGAAGGTACTAATAGACCAATTGGGCGCAGCATGGCTTACAAGATACTCAGAAGTACAGCAGCAGAGTTTGGCTTAAAGGAGATAGGGACCCATACATTAAGAAAAACATTCGGATATCACATGTACATGCAAACGAAGAATATTGCTTTGCTAATGGAGATATTCAATCATTCAAGCGAGAAGGTGACCCTTAGATATATCGGTGTAAACCAAGATGCAATGGATAAGGCTATGACTCGATTTAAAATATAGCAACGTCCTTTTTATTTTTTTGTTTTTATAATTACCCATTTTTTATGCGTTGTGTAACTCAAAAGGGAAAGTATTATGAAGCTATGAATATCAAGCGATTCAGCGATAGGGGCAGTTACACAAAATATAAGATATGGGTAAGTGAAGAAACGGCATAAAAAAGAAGCGTAGTTCATCAAATGGACGTAACGCTCCATTACCATCAAGTTAAGAAATTCATTGTTTCCGATTAATAGTATCCGTTTTTATGCGATTGTTATTGATTTTAAAAAAATAAAAAATCGCCTTATTAAAGGCGATTCATAATTTATTCATTTTGCATTTTTTTAATAAATAAATATCTTTTAAAATTAAATGCAATGTTCTACATTAACGTCTTTCTGGTTCTTTGTCTTTTTTTCTAAGACCAAATAATCCTACTAGTCCCAATAAACCAAGCCAAGCCCAATTATTATTTTTATCACGATTATCATTTAAATCATTTGTCGTATTTACATTTCGAGTTCTCACATCATTATTAACTCTATTCATGTTATTGTCATTAACTCGAGTTGTAATATTATTATTGTTAACTCTATTCGTATTATATCCATCGTATTCAGCATGGACGTTTGTACCAAAAACCATAATAGTTAGTAATAGGGCACCTAAAATAGATGAAAGTTTTTTCTTCATGGTTTTCCCTCCTTTCGTATTTAGTAATGTCTCCAGTTCCTTTAGACAATATTCGGTTGAAAATATATAAAACCATTTGAATTGAAATTCCGATAAACATCTTTAATTTTTATTATTAAAAGTACTTATAATAATGGATTAAGTTAATTGAAATGTATTTATTCTTTATAAGAATAAATTTTTGGTAACGGTACATTCTATGAGAGGTAATTACTATATTTGGGTAAGGTGTTCCTTATGAGTTATAAGAACTTATTTTCTTTAATCAAGAACATGATTGGGAAAATTTTTTCTATAGTAAGTATTGTTGCTAAAAGTCTAATTTCTTTAAGGAGGAATATTTTTATGGGTATTTTAAGTGGAAATCCACAAAATGAACCAATGCACTACGGAGAAGTCTTTGGGATTTGGAGTTATCTTGCAGCGGCACAAGGCGCAATTGCTGGATATCAAGTTCTTATTAACCATACAGGAGACGAGGATTTAAAGAAATTTTTAGAGAACCTTGTAGAGAATGATATCCAATCAGAAGTTGAAGAATTAAAAAATATCTTGAAATTGAATGGTGTTGCATTACCACCAGCACCTCCAGAAAGACCAGTTGCATCTATTGAAACGATTCCTCCTGGTGCTCGTATTAATGATGCAGAAATTGCAGCTAAAGTTTCTATGGATCTTGCTGCTGGGTTAGTAGCATGTAGTCAAGCTATGGGACAATCTCTTCGAGAAGATGTTGGAATGATGTTTGGTCAATTTCATATGAAAAAAGCACAAGCTGGAGCTATATTACTTCGTCTGAATAAGAAAAAAGGTTGGATTATTCCACCTCCATTACATGTTCTACAATCAGATCAAGCATAATAACTAAATAAAAATTCAATCTATTCTTTATGGCTGTTGCAGTGAGGTAGTCTAGGAAAATAAAGGTTATTAGCGAATTAAAATAAGTGGCAGAGTCATGACCGCTTTTTGGCAGTATATGTACCGGTTATTTTGGAATTAGCGTGTTATATTTGTATTGTGAGTAGTGGCGGAAAACATTTCTCACAAAATTCCTGATAAATGAAAATGGATCGTCATGACCGGTGGCGATGGTTGCGGATTGGATGACCAGTTGTTTCTTGATTCCACATTCAATTGCAATTTACGTTGTGTAAACGGGGAAGGGCTTTTGCTCTTCTTCCAGTTACTTAATATTGTGGGAGCGAATGAATGTAACGGTATTAAGTGATTGGAACAAGAATAAATACCGTATTTATATAGTAATAACAAAAGATTTTGACGAAAGGGCAACTGGTGCACGGTTGCTCTTTCATTATGCAAAAATTGCATGAGTAGTGTGAGGATTGAAAGAATAGTATATTATCCTTCTCAATGTACATATTAAGTAAAGTATTTAATATCATACATAAAAGGCGGGGTAATATGAGTGGAAATAAGAAAAATGAAGAATTGAATAAGGTGAAGAAGTATTATTTTAATGAGGATAATCAGCCAGTAGCTGGCATAGAGTTAACTTTGCCGCCTGATATAGGAAGCATGTTAGACCCGAAATCAGATGATGATGAAAGCAGAGAAAGTAATAATGAATAAGTTTAATCTAAGCATCCATTCGGGTGCTTTTTATTTTGGTTAAGGAGTGAAGGTAATTGGATAGCGTTTTAAACGATAGGATTGCTGCACTTGGTCTTATACCCATTGATAAGAAAGCATACATCAAATACCTTAAGCCTAATGAGAAGGCGTACAAGAAGGTTGGGATTGATGTTAATCGATTTAAGTATTATAAGCTGTATGAACAGAAGCCAATGTTTTACTCTGTAGAATATCTCACGCAAACACCAATAAAAGATTTATTGGAAAGAGATAGAGGGAATCAAACACGCTGGGTAAAGACAGATGAAAGAATATAAAACCAAACAACAGAAGCGTAAGTTCTATGACAGTAGTGATTGGAAGAGTACACGTGAACAAGTAAAGAAGCGTGACAACTACGAATGCCAGGAATGTAAACGAAACGGTCGAGTACAAACGGATACTAATGAGTACAGTGAGAGTGCAAAGCGTAAGAAGATACAGTTAGTTGTCCATCATAAAAAAGAACTTGAACATCATCCAGAACTTGCATTAGAAATCGACAATCTCGAAACAATATGTGTGGATTGCCATAATAAAGAACACGGTAGAATATTCAAAAAGAAACAGAACAAATGGGAACACGATGAAAAGTGGTAAAAATGATTCAGTAATAACACCCCCCCTTAAAATATTTCATCAAAAAATGCTCTAAGGGGCACCGGAGGAGGGGGTCGATTTTCCAAATTTATCAGCAATATTGCGCATGAGGGAGGGGGTACCCATGAATGGCTAAATTAAGTAGATCAAAACAAGACGAAATGATTGCAGAAGAAGTTAAAAAATGGCATGAAATTTTCAAAGATATTTCGAATGAAAAACGTGAAGCAGCCACAAGGTTAATTGAACGTGTGGCCTTTATGACAATTACTCTTGAGATACTAGAAGATGAAATTAAACTAAAGGGTCCAACCATCAAATATGAGAATGGTTCACAAAAAATGACCGTGGAAAACCCCTCCCAAAAATCATACAATACGATGATTAATCGTTATACGGTTGCATGTGATAAACTGTTTAATTTATTACCAAAAGAAATTGCTGAAAATGAAAAACAAAAAACAAAGCGCTCAGCTAAAGATTTAACATGATTCAGAATCAATATGTCAGTGAATATATAGAAATGTATCGAACAGGGAAAATTAAGCTAAACAAAGAGCGCATAATGCTAATTGAGTACCTGGAGAAATATATATTAACTCGTGACGATTTATATTTCGATACTGAAATGCATGAGGATTATATAAAATTCACTGAGAAATGGTATTTCAAATTGCAGCCATTTCAAAAATTCCTAACAGCATTCGTCTTCCTCTTTTATAAAGAAGATGATTCTGTATTTTACGAGCAATTTTTAATTATGATGGCTCGTGGTGGTGGTAAAAATGGTTTGATTTCATCGTTATGCCATTTCTTTATTAGTCCATTACATGGAATAGATCGCTACAATGTTTCTATTGTGGCCAACAATGAGAAGCAAGCAAAAGTTTCTTTTCGTGAAGTGTATGATTCAATTGAAGGTAAAGAAGTATTAGAAGACATGTTTTACCGCACTAAGGTTGAAATACTTGGTAATGATACAAAAAGCGTTATGCAATATCACACATCTAATGCAAGTTCTAAAGATGGACTTCGTGACGGTTGTGTTATTTATGATGAAATACATCGATATGAAAATTTTGATGTAGTAAATGTATTCTCTAGTGGACTTGGAAAAGTACCAAATGCTAGAGAATTTTTTATTGGTACAGATGGTTTTGTTCGTGATGGATTCTTAGACAAGACGAAAGAACGAGCGATGAATATTCTTAAAGGAAAAGATTTAGAAGATCCATTGTTTCCTTTTATCTGTAAGATTGATGATCCAGAAGAAATTGATAATCCAGAAGTGTGGGAAAAAGCGAACCCGATGTTTAGCGAGCCGAGAAGCGCCTATGCTAAAGGTTTATTTAAAAAGGTATTAACTCAATATAAACAGTTAGCAAACAATCCATCTAATCGTGAAGAATTTATAACGAAACGTATGAACTACCCTGAAACAGATTTAACAAAGTCTGTTGCTCCGTGGGAAGAAATAATTCGTACTGGTTATGAAGAAGATGGGGAAACACTTAGAGAAATTCCAGATCTAAGACATAAAACAGCTGTGGGCGGCCTCGACTTCGCCAGCATCAAAGACTTCGCATCAGTAGGGCTATTGTTCAAGAATGGTGAGGATTACATTTGGAAAACACACTCCTTTGTACGAAAAGGATTCTTGGATAAAGTGAAATTAAAAGTACCTATTAAAGAATGGGAAGAACAAGGATTACTTACTATTCTAGATGAACCGGTTATTAATATCTCTCACATTGTAGATTGGTTTGTAAAAATGCGTGAGTTATATGGGGTTAATACGATTGTAGCTGATACATTCCGTCTTGATCTAGTTAAAACAGCACTTGAATCTGAAGGGTTCATATTGTTATATATTCGTAATCCAAAAGCGATTCATTCTTTATTAGCACCAAGAGTCGAAACGTTATTTGCAAATAACCGCATTATTTTTGGTGACAATCCATTAATGCGTTGGTACACCAACAACGTCTACGTCCACATCAAGAAAGACGGCAACAAGGAGTATCTAAAAAAGGATGAATTTAAAAGGAAAACGGATGGATTCCAAGCTTTCATTCATGCACTATGGCAAGCGGATAACATTCTTGTGGATGAATTCGACTTTATGCTAGATGGTATTAAATTCTAATAAAGGGGGTGATAATCATTGGATGGCTGGATACAGTATTTAAAAGAAATAGTGAATTAGGATTTATGTTTGATGTGGAAATGTTTATTGAAAAAACGAATAGAGTCTACATGAAACGACTAGGGATTGATACATGTATATCTTTTTTAGGAAGAACAATTAGTCAATCAGAATTTAGAGTAAAAAATGGTGAAGCGTTTGAAAAGAATGAGCTTTACTATCAATTAAATGTTAGGCCAAATAAGAATATGACAGCAAGTACCTTTTGGGAAAAGTATATTTATAAGCTTATTTATGATAATGAAGCTTTAATTATACAAGCTGATGATGGTGATCTACTTATTGCAGATGATTTTGAACATAACGAATACGCTGTTTTTGAAGATACTTTTACAAATGTCACCGTAAAAGATTATCAGTTTAAGAGAAGCTTTAAACAAAGTGAAGTCATTCATTTAAGATATCGGAATGATAAATTATCACCACTTATCGATGGCCTTTTTGCTGATTATGGTGACTTATTCGGAAGGATATTAAGTTCTCAAAAGCGTAAAAATCAAATTCGCGGAACAGTTGATATGGACATGCTTGCAGCAAAGAGTAAAGAGCACCAATCAAAGCTACAAGAGTTCATTGATAATATGTATAAAGCGATTGGAGAAAAGGACGTTGCTATCATTCCACAACAACCGGGATTTAAATACGCTGAAACATCGGGCGGTGGGAACTCAGGTCAAAGTGTGGATGAAATCAATAAAGTAACGAATGGCTTTTTAAATCAAGTAGCAATGGCTATTGGTATTCCAACGGCTTTGTTATATGGCGAAATGGCTGATGTAGAGAAGCAAACAAAGAATTATATGCTTTTCACAGTCAAACCTTTATTAAAAAAGATATCGGATGAAGCAAACGTTAAATTCTTTGAAATGAATGAGTACCTTGAAGGACAAAAGATTGAAGTTAAAGCTATCTCTTATCAAAGTATATTTGATCTTGCAGAAAGTATCGATAAGCTTATTTCTTCTAGTGCTTTCACAGGTAATGAGCTTAGATTGGAAGTAGGATATGATATTTCAAATGATTCGAATTTAAACAAACATTATATTACGAAAAACTATACAGAAACTCATTTAACTGAAGGAGGTGAGAAAGAAAATGACGGTGAAGCTTGATATTAAAGGACCAATCATTTCTAGTGATGAAGCTTGGATTTATGAATGGTTTGAAATGGATGCAACAAGCCCAGGTATGGTTGCAAAAGAACTTACTAATGCCAATGGTGATGATTTAATCGTATCAATTAATAGCCCTGGTGGTTATGTACACGAAGGATCAGAGATTTATACAGCATTAAAAAACTACCCAGGACAGGTTGAAGTTCAAATTGTTGGTTTGGCTGCAAGTGCAGCTTCTGTTATTGCGATGGCTGGTGATAAAATTCGAATTTCTCCAACTGCACAGATTATGATTCACAATGTTTCTATGTGGAATGGTGGAGATCATCGTGACATGGAAAAGGCTGCTGAGATGTTGAAAACGACAGATCGAGCAATTGTAAATGCTTATGTCATTAAAAGTGGTAAATCGGAAGAGGAACTACTTAATATGATGGCTGAAGAAACATGGATGGGGCCACAACAAGCATTAGAAAATAATTTTGTGGATGAAATTATGTTTATGGATAATCCGGTTAAAATGACCGCTTCCAGTACCGTTTCTTCTATGATTCCACAGAAAATAATCGATGGTTTTAGAAATGGAACAATGAACAAAGGCCAAGGGATTACAAAAGAAGAGTTAAAAACTGCATTATCAGGGTTAAAAAGTGAAATTCTGAATGATTTACAAACTAATACAAATCCAAAAGAGCCTATTCAAGAGCCTGTTAATACAAAACAGAATCTGAGTACGCTCTTTTTAACTTTAGGAGGAAAATAAAATATGGTGATTAAATTTAATAATTTTGAAGAGAAGAAACTAGCATTTGCGAAAGCAACACAGGAAGGTACAGCAGAAGAACAATCAACAGCGTTAAATTCCATGATTGAAGCACTTGCTACAGATGTACGAGCAGATATTTTAAATCAAGTAAATGAATCAATGGTAGATCGTTCTATTATGCAGTCTCGTGGCGCTAATGTACTAACAAGTGAGGAAATGAAGTTCTTTAATGCTGTTGTTGAAGAAGGTGGTTTTAAGTCTACTGAAACATTACCTAAAACAACACAAGAACGAATTTTTGATGACTTAGTTCAAAGCCATCCGTTACTAGGGCATATTGGATTAGAGAACTTAGGGGCTGTGACAGAGTTTATTTATGGAGATCCAGAAGGCGCAGCTGTATGGGGACCATTATTTGGTGATATTAAAGGGCAATTAAATGCTGCATTCCGAAAAGAATCTATTACTCAACTTAAATTAACTGCGTTTATTCCATTAGCGAACGATATGCTTAAACTTGGTCCAGTTTGGGTGGAACGATATGTTCGTACAATGATTTCAGAAGCGATGGCAGTAGGTTTAGAACGAGGATTTGTAACTGGTACAGGTAAAGAAGAACCTATTGGATTGTTAAAAGATCCAAGTGGAAGTGTTGTTGGTGGAGTGTATCCGGACAAAAAATCAGCAGGGACTTTAACTTTCGAACCGGGTCGCAAAACAATTAATGAAATGAAAGGTGTTGTTAAGTTACTAGCTAAAAAGGTAAATGCTGATGGTTCCGATGCAGACAGACCGAAAAATATTGCTGGGAAAGTAGTTATGGTAACAAATCCATTTGATACTTTCGATGTTCAAGCAAATGCAACAATTCAAAATGCGTCTGGAGTGTATGTGACAAGTTTACCTTTTAATCCAATCCCTTCAGAATCGGTATTTGTACCTCAAGGTAAGGTGCTGTTTTTTGTTAAAGGAGAGTATATTGCAGCAATGGGTGGAACGGAGCCAATTAAAAAGTTTGAAGAAACATTAGCATTAGAGGATGCAACACTTTACATCTCTAAACAACATGCTACAGGTAAACCGAAGGATAAATATACATCTCAAGTTTACACATTACAACTTGCAGAAGTAACGCCACCAGCACAAGGATGATGTGAATGGAAACAGTAATTTCAAATGAAATATTACAGCAATTCAAAGATAGGATGCGATTAGGTGATGATGAAGATGATAACCTAAAACGTATCCTTTCTGCATCTAATCAAGAATTAACAAGAGTATGTGGGGCATATGACATAAATAATGATGAAGCGTTCAAAGAATTAGTTTTTGAGCGCTCTCGTTATGTCTATAATGATGCACTTGAGTATTTTAATAGTAATTTTTTAACGGTGATTAATAGTTTCAGCATCGAAAAAGCATTAGAAGAAATTGTATTGGAAGGTGATTGATATGCGTCCTTTTCAATATAAAAAGCCATTAAATACAGGTGATTTTAGGAATCGAATTGTTATTGAACAACCAATAGCAATAGAGGATGAATTAGGTCAAACAAGTGAAGAAGAAATAACATGGAAAGAGCTAAAAAAAGCGTGGGCTATGATAAAAACGTTAAAAGGCTCTGAATATATTGCAGCTTCAGCTTCACAAGCGACAAAGACATATCGTTTTGTTATTCCTTATACTTCTGGAATTACAGAAGAGATGAGAATTAATTTAAAGGGCCGTATCTTTGATATTATCGAACCGCCTATGAATGATGATGAAATGAATCGAACATTGACCATCATTGCAAAGGAGAGTGTGGGAGATGAATGATTTTGCAAGTGATATTGCTAGGGAACTGCAACGGTATTCAAACTTAGTAGAAGAAGAAATGGAAGTTGCAAAAGAAGAAGTTGCAGATAACCTAGTAACTGAATTAAAACGAAAAAGCCCTAAAAAAACAGGTAATTATCGTAAGGGATGGCGTAAGAAAAAGGATGGTAATGCAATTATCGTCCACAATGCATTGAAACCACAAGTTACACACTTATTGGAGAAGGGTCATGCGAAAGTTGGAGGTGGTCGTGTAGCGGCTCAAGTTCATATACGTCCAGCTGAAGAAAAAGCGATAAACGACTTCACTGAACGTGTGGAAAGGGCGATTCAGCAATGACATTAAGTGAATTAAAGGGAATTCTTGATGCTACAGGTTATCCTGTGGCCTATTCGCAGTTCACAGCAACACCAGGTAAGCCAGCACCTAAGCCACCTTATATTTGCTATCTTGTGGATGGATCTCCTAATATGCCGGCTGATAACAAGGTGTATCACAAGATAAGTGATGTAAGTATTGAGCTTTATACAATAAAAAAAGACTTGGCTGCAGAAGCCAAATTAGAAAAAGCCTTAGATGATCATGAGATACCTTATGAATCATTTGAGGCTTTTATTGAATCTGAAAAAATGTATCAAAAAACATATGAAGTGAGGTTGATATAAATGGAGAACAAAGTGCAATTCGGTTTAAAGAACGTTCATTATGCAACATTTGAAGAAAAAGACGGTGTGGTTACATTTGAAACGCCAACTCCTCTTCCTGGTGGGGTTGAACTGACATTTGAACCACGTGGAGATTTAATTGAATTCTATGCAGACGATATGCTTTATTACGCTGCAAGTAATAACCAAGGTTATGATGGCACGTTAAGTATCGCTAGTATTCCAGAAAAATTCGCTATCGATGCGTTAGGTGAACAGTTAGATGAAGTTGATGGCGTGTTAAATGAGTTAGCGGATGCAAAAGGAAAGTCATTCGCATTGCTATTTGAATTTGATGGTGATAAAAAGCAACTCGTCATGTTATGTATAACTGTTCAGCGAGTCGTCCAACACTTGCATCTAAAACAAAAACAAACTCTGCTGAACCTAATACAAATGAATTGAAATTTGTTGCCAGCCCTATCAATTTGAATGGAAAACGCGTAGTTAAAACAAAGACAACTTCTAATACTACTCAAGCTATTTATGATGGTTGGAACACAGAAGTTTATAAAAAGAAATAATAAAAGGGGCATAAATAGATGGAAAAGACAATTACAATTGATGGTAAACAGGTTCGATTAAAAGCTACAGCGGCAACAGTTAAACGCTATAAAGCACAATTCAGACGTAATTTATTTGCAGATATGATGGGGTTAGGAGCCATTAATGGATTAACTGCACCAGATGGATCACAACAACCTATTGATATATCTAATTTTGATATAAGTAAAGTGGATTTTGAGCTTATTTATGATTTGACTTGGTTATACGCTAAAACGGCTGATCCAAGTATTCCTGATCCTTTAACATGGCTAGATGGATTTGAAGAATTCCCTATGGAAGAAATCATGCCGGAAATTATGGAGTTAATCCAAGTCACTATGGGAGCAAAAAAAAAATAACAGGAAATGATGAAGAGCAAGGAACTTTCGGTGATGAAGAGTTAACAACCGATACATTCCTTGCTCTTTGTTATAAAGCGAAATTAACACGTTGGGATTTAGAAGATATGACAATCGGTGATTGCTTTGATTATATTGCTGAATTTGCTGAAATGGAAAAACCAGATAAAGAAAAAGTAAGAAAAGCGAATCAAAAAGATTACGATTCTTTCTAAGAAATGAGGTGAGAATATGGCAGGAAGAATTAAAGGTATCACGGTTGAAATTGGTGGAAATACTGTCGGCTTACAAAATGCTTTAAAAGACGTTAATAAACGCAGTAATGATTTAGCAAAAGAATTAAAAGATGTAGAACGTCTTTTGAAATTTGATCCCGGTAATGTGGAAGCATTAGCGCAAAAACAAAAATTATTAACACAACAAATTGAAAATACAACTGAAAAACTAGATAAGTTAAAGGCTGTTGAACAACAAGTACAAGCACAATTTCAAAACGGTAAAATTTCTGAAGAACAATATCGAGCGTTTAGGCGTGAAATTGAATTTACAGAAGGGTCACTTAATGGTCTTAAAAATAAATTAGGAAGCATGAAAGCCGAGCAAGAAAATGTAGCAAGTTCAACTAGACAATTAGAAACATTATTTAGGGCTACAGGAAAAAGTGTTGATGATTTTGCAGGAGCGTTAGGAAATCGTCTTGTGAATGCAATTAAAAGTGGAACGGCTACAAGTAGACAGTTAGAGCAAGCAATTGGAATTATTGGCCGAGAAGCATTAGGTACAGAAGCAGATATTGAAAAGTTACAACGTGCTCTTAGATCTGTGGACGACGGTAACTCGATACAACAAGTTCGAAATGAATTAAAAGATTTACAACAAGAAGCTCAAAGAACACAAAAGGAATTTAAAGAATTAGATATTGGTTTAGAAAATGTACTTGGAGCTATGGTAGCTGGTGGTGGTATTGCCGGAACAATAGAACAAGCACTTGATATGTCAAAGTTAAAGACAAAAATCGATATCACTTTTGATGTTCCAGAGTCTTCAAAAAAGTCAGTTGAAGAAGCTGTTAGAGGGATAACTGCTTACGGTGTGGATGCAGAAGCATCTTTAGAAGGCGTGCGAAGGCAGTGGGCATTAAATAAAAATGTTAGTGATGAAGCGAATGCAGCAATTGTTAAAGGAGCGGCGGCAATCGCGCAATCATATGAAGGTATTGATTTTACTGAATTAATACAAGAAACAAATGAAATTGCAAATGAATTAGGTGTTTCACAAGAAGGCGCTCTTGGTATGGCTGATGCCCTATTGAAAATGGGTTTCCCACCGGAACAGTTAGACATTATCGCTGAATATGGAGGACAGCTTGCCCGTGCTGGCTATAACGCTGAGGAAGTACAAGCAATAATGGAAGCTGGGGTTGAAACTGGCACCTGGAATTAGATTATAGTTCCCTTGTATGGCGACATACAATGAAAAACCCCTTTAATTCAGTGAAACTCTCACAAGAGACAATACTGAGCGAAGCCTTTTATTAAGGAACGTGCAACGACTAGTCGAAAGACGTAGGGTGTAAGTAAATGACACTCGAAACGGGGGGCAACTCAAGTAGTTGAAGATATAGTCTAATCTATACGGTGACGTATAGCAGTTCGTAAGAGAACGGGCGCGACGTTGCGAATCGCGTTGAATATAAATGATTGATAATCTCTTAGATGGTTTAAAAGAGGGGCGTATTAAAGCCGCTGAGTTTGGTCAAGGTGTCGATAAGGCTATGAAGGAAACACTGGAAGGAACTAATATCTCAGCTGAGCAATTGCAAAAATGGGGACAAGCTGTAGCTAATGGCGGTAAAGAAGGTTCAGCCGCTATGACTGACATTGCTCTAGCATTATCACAAGTTGAAAATGAAACGAAGAGAAACGAATTAGGTGTAAAACTCTTCGGTACGATGTACGAAGACCAAGGCCAAAACATAATTAATACATTGCTAGGTGCAAAAGAAAAAACGGTCGATTTCAAAAATAATCAAGATCAATTGAATGACTCAATAAAGAAAATGGATGCGAATCCAGCTGTTAAAATGCAAAAGGCTTTAGGTGATTTAAAGATGGCGCTAGAACCAGTGTTATCAGTTGTAGCTGATCTGGTATCTAAATTTGCTGAGTGGGTCACAAATAATCCAGCACTTGCAGCGACACTTGCAGCCGTAGCAACTGCCATTGGTATAATTTCCGGTGCGATTATGGCACTTGCACCTATAGTTGTAACGGTCATGAGTATCTTCGGAATTGGAGCGGCTGCAGCGGCTGGGATAGTTGCCATTGTTCCTATTATCATAGCCGCTATAGTTGCTTTAGGTGTAGCCATTTATAAAAACTGGGAAGATATCAAAAGCTGGACAATAGAAACCTGGAATTCTATTAAGGAATATTTGATAGAACTTTGGGACGGTATCGTTCAATCATCTAGTGAAGCGTGGAATTCATTTTTAGAAACAATGCGTGAGTTTTTTGAACCTATAGGTCAATTTTTTAGTGATTTATGGACAGGTATAGGTGAGGTATGTAGTAGTGCATGGAATTCAATAGTTGAATTCTTTTCTGGGGCTTGGGCTTCATTCACTGAAATGATGCACAGTTTCTTTGATCCAATAGGCGAATTCTTTAGTAGTTTATGGTCTGGAATTGTTGAAACAGCTTCCTCTTGGTGGACATCTTTAGTTACAACGGCATCCGAATTGTGGGGGATGCTAACGCAAGCTTGGCAAGATACTTGGAATGCAATTTTAACAATCTTAGACCCTATTATTTCAGCAATTTCAACAGTTTTAGAAGCAGGTTGGTTACTTATTCAAGCTGGGGTACAAATTGCATGGGCGGCAATATGTCAGTATATTATTCAACCGATTCAAGAAGCTTATGATTGGGTAAGTGTAAAAATTGGTGAATTGGTCACTTGGCTTGGTACACAATGGGAAATAGCAAAGGCTGCGGCACAAATCGGATGGGATTTATTGAAGCAATATATCATTCAACCAGTCCAGGAAACTTGGAATTTAGTGAAAGAAAAATTCTCTGATTTGGTTTCTTGGCTTGGTTCGCAGTGGGAAACAGCGAAATCTTACACTCTTACGGCGTGGAATTTAGTAAAACAGTATGTTATTCAACCTGTCCAAGAATTGTGGAATACAACAAAAGAAAAACTTGGAGATTTGGCAAATTGGATATTAGGAAATTGGGAAAAAATAAAATCCTATACACTTACAGCTTGGAATTTAGTGAAACAATATGTCATTCAACCAGCTACAGAAGCTTATAACTCAGCTAAAGAAAAATTTGAGAGTTTGTATAATTCAGCACGAGAAAAATTTGATGCTGTAAAAAATGCAGCACAAGAAAAATTCGAAGCAGCGAAAAGATTTATTGTTGACCCAATACGAGATGCTGTGGATCTGGTAAAAGGGTTTATCGATAAAATCAAAGGATTCTTTGAAAATTTAAAGCTGAAAATCCCAAAACCTGAAATGCCACCTCTTCCACATTTCAGCTTAGAAACAAGCACTAAAAACGTTTTAGGAAAAGATGTTACTTATCCATCAGGAATCAATATTGATTGGCGCGCGAAAGGTGGTATCTTCACTAAACCTGCAATATTTGGAATGAATGGTGGAAACTTGCAAGGCGCGGGAGAAGCTGGACCAGAAGCGGTTTTACCATTAAATAAAAAGACACTTGGGTCTATTGGTGAAGGTATTGCTAAAACTATGATTGGTACTACCGGATCTATGAGTCAATTAATGGGTGATATGAGTCGCATGATGGATAGTTCTATGAGCCAGTTATCAGGATTAAAAACTGTTATGAGTAGTGTATATGGAAGTATGTCAAACAGTAGGCAAGCAATGACAACTAGTGGTGCAAATCAAGTGTTTAATTATTCGTCAGGATCATCCAGTGTTACTGGAGGAATTCCGATGCAAGGTGGCGACTTAGTAATTGAAGTGCCTGTTGTTTTGGAAGGTCGAGACGTAGCGCGCGGCACTTATCGATATACAAAAGAGTATCAAGAGCGAGAAGAACAAAGAAACTCGGCCTTTTAGGTTTGAGTTTCTTTTACTTTATATAGAAATGAGGTGTTAACATGAGTTCTTTTACATTTAACAATCAAAGAAAACCATTTGTTCAGGTTGAGTATGGATGGAAAAAGCCAACATGGGCACCTTTACGGAGAAATTTGTTACAAGTACCAAACTATCCTGGAGCAAGGTTATTAAACACTCAAACTGAAATTCGTGTTCTTTCTGTTCCTGTAGGAATTATTGTTCCTGACGATTCCAATTTAGAAACGTTAAAAGAAGAAATTGCAGATTGGTTAATAACAGATCAAGAAGCGGAATTGAAATTTGATTCTGAACCTAATCGAACATATTTGGCGGTTGTTGATGATGGATTTGATCCTGATGAATTTGTTACCTTAGGGAAAGGCGTTATTAAATTCATATGTCCGATGCCATACAAGTTGGGTGATACTACAACAAGTGAATTTGTTCAAAACTGGTCTACAGAAACTACAGCATACTTAACAAATAAGGGCAGTGTAGAAGCTCCACCAATCATTGAAATTGATGTTAAAAAACCAAGTACCTTTTTAGATGTTTGGTTTGGTGATTATCCTAATAAACGTGATTATTTCCGTCTTGGTTATCCCCGAACTGTGGATGAAACACCAGTACAAGAGCGTGAGCGTGTATTGTGGGATGAAATGTCATCGATAGTAGGATGGACACCTGTTACTGGACAAGTGGAAGAGATGAAGGGCACGGGCGAAATCAAAGTAAAGAATGGAACAGCGTTTTACTGTCCTTATTACGGAACTGAAGGTACACAAGGATTTCATGGAGGTATTGTAAAGAAAAGTATACCTGGTGGACCATTGCAAAATTTCGAATTAGAAGCAAGGGTGCATTTGCAATCAGAGCATATAGATCAAATGGGACGCGTGGAAATTCTCCTTTTAGATGATACAAGTAATGTTGTAGCACGTATCAACATGAATGATTTATATGATCAGGCAGAAATAACAAAAGCATATATGAGGATTGGTAATAGTGCGACACCTAATAGTATTCGGAAGTTAGTTGATACAAGTGGTGCACATCCTAGTACACTTAATAATTTTCATGGTCGATTACGTATAGCAAGGCGCGGTAAAGACTGGTCTGTTTATGTTGCTAAATTCCAAGATGGCACAGAAATTGATGGTACATCTCTTGTGGAACGATGGACAGATGACACTGAAAATCCAATGACGAACCGTAAAGTCGCTCAAGTGATGATTGCAATTTGTAGGTTTGATAGGAATACACCTGTTTATACAATGCAAGTGGACGATTTAAAGATTTGGAAAGTAAATAACGTAGAGTCAAACGAAAAACCTTATATTTTTGACGTTGACGACAAAATTGTAATTGATACAGAAAGAAGCCTTGTAACAATCAATGGGAAAGATGCGGTAAATCTAAAGGATCTATTTAGTAATTTTCCAACAGTTATAAGAGGGGATAACCGTTTGGATATTATGCCGCCCGATGTTAAGGCGACAGTAACGTTTAGGGAGAGATATAGATGAGAACACCTAGCGGAACACTTCATGTTGTTGATTTTAAAACCAATCAGACCATCGCAGCCATTCAACCAAAAGATTACTGGGATGACAAACGGCATTGGGAAATTAAAAATAATGTTGATACTTTAGAATTTAAGGTGTTTGATAAAACAAGAAATTCAATAACTTTAATGCAGCAAAATCTAGTTTTAAAGGAAGTTCGAGATGGTAGGATTGTCCCTTATGTTATTACTGAAGTTGAAAAGGATTCTGAGGATAGATCAGTAACCGCTTATGCATCGGGTGAATGGGTTCAACTTGCAAAATCAGGGTATATTCCTCCACAGAAACTTGAAGGTAAAACAATTAATGAATTTATGGATATAGCCCTTATAGGAACAAAATGGAGACGAGGGAGAACAGAGTATTCTAGTTTTCGTTCCCTGACAATTGATGAATTTATTGATCCACTTTCTCTTTTAAAGAAAATTGAATCATTGTTTGAAATGGAAATTCAATACCGAGCTGAAATTGTAGGTTCTAAAATTGTCGCTCGTTATGTTGATATGGTAGCAAAACGAGGGCGAGATACAGGAAAAGAAGTAACGCTTGGTAAGGACCTAATAGGAATTAAGCGCATTGAGAACTCACAAAACATTTGTACAGCCTTACTGGGTTTCGTAAAAAAAGAAGGTAGCGATTTTATTACAATCGCTGATATAAATAAGGGCGTTCCGTATCTTGTGGATGACGATGCTTTTCAGCGATGGAATGAAGATGGAGTTCATAAATTTGGATTTTATAGCCCAGAAACAGAAAGTCAAGATATGGATCCAAATCGTTTGCTTACTCTTATGAAAACAGAGATGAAAAAGCGGATTAATACATCCGTTTCTTATGAGGTAAGCGCACATAGTATTGGGCGCATATTCGGAATGTCTCATGAATTGATTTATGAAGGGGATACTCTTCGAATTAAAGATACAGGATTTACGCCACAATTATTTTTAGTGGCCCGTGCAATATCTGGTGATGAATCATTTACTGATCCATCGAAAGATAAATATACTTTTGGTGATTATGTAGAAATTATCGATACGCGAGAAGAATTGCAAAAGTTATACAATAAACTTCGTGATTCTTTATATGATAAGGCTGATATGGATGCTTTAAAAGAACTTGAAATTCAACTAGAGGAAACATCGAACGGTTTCGACGAAAGATTAATTGCTATGAAGACGAGTCTTGAGAAAACCGATGAATCGATTATTTTAAATGCCCAAGCTGTTAATCAGCAGATGGAAAAGTTATCTTCTGATTTTAGTGTAACCGCTAAAGAGATTAGTTCAAAAGTTACAAAAGGTGAAATTATATCTACTATTAACCAAACGGCGGAACAAATTACTATCGATGTTTCTAAGTTGGCTATTAATGCTGACACAATTGTAAAATGGTTGACAGCAGAAGGGATCGATACAAACTTCATTTCAGTCCGAGGTGATAAGATTACCATTGATAAAAATGGTGTAACTGTTAAAATGTTAGATTTCCTCTATGAAGACGAACGGGGAACAAAAACGACCGTTATATCCAAACGAAATCTAATAGCAGATCATGATTTTTCAAGTGTTACAAAGAAAAACATCGGGCACAATGATTATTCGGGGTTTGAGGGTGGATATGGTCTGCCGTGGAGGGCTAACGGCAATGTAATTATAGAAAAAAATACATCCGTGTTTAATTATGAACAAATGGTGAATGCAACACGAGTAGATATGTATAACTATCCTGAAACAACTGTTAAAAACGGTATACATCCTGGTAATGTTTATACAGTATCAGCACACTTCCGTTGCGCTATGGTAAATGGAAAGAGGGTAACGGCTAAACCACAGCTGCACGTTTGTTATGTAACATATAGAGATAATGTTCATTACGATATATGGTACGAAGCAAAACTTTCATTCGATGCACCTAGCACATACTATGGCGACATTCAGCGTAGATCGTTCACTTTTACAGTACCAACAAGTTATAATTCACAGGAACACGCTGTTGTTATAAAAGTAGAGTCTGCGGATGCAAACATTGGACAAGGAACAGCAGTTTGCGTGTCAGGTGTAACCTTAGTTAGTGGCAAATATGCATCTATGTATGATTGGGATAGAGCGGCAGCAGAAAGAACCGATGGCATTCAGCCTTTCAACATGATTACAGTAGGCGGTGTAAATAACATAGGTCCAGCAGCAGATGGTCAAACGTTTGATATATCAACAGAAAAAGAAGTTAAGTTTCTTACTAATATACGAGCGGTTCAAGGCGTTAACCTTGGTGGAAATGCATTTCAAGGTTGGGGGCATATTCGCTTTACAGACGGAAATCGTGGTGTAGGTTTTTATGTCAACAATTCGAATGGATGGAATTTCAATGCTCTTGGATAGAAAGGAGATAGGTAATATGAATCAATACAAAGATTTACAAATTATGCCGTTACAGGCAGGCGAAGCATTTCCTTTTATGGGGAGATTGGTTGATGCAAAAAGAGAAGAACATGGCATTTTTGTTCAGATACCTGCAGACATGCTAGATAATGCTGGTATTCCAAACGATATCAGTAAAGTTGAAGTATGGAGAGAACTGTCTGATGGAACAATCTGTTTTAGAATTGCGACAAGGTGTGAAATATGTGGACGAGGCGCAAGACTTTATGAGTTAGATATGGGATTTGCGAAAAAGAATATTTGTGCAGATGATTACAAAACAATAACAGGTAATTATCCACCGCAAGAAACTCAAACAACTGAAAACGCAACACAAATGGAGCAGTCATAAGCTGGTCTTTTTTATTGTCTAAAAAGGGGTGGTCAAAGTGGAAGGATTACAAGAAGTAAGAAGTGATGTTCAAGAAATTAGGAAAGACATAAAGGACATTCGTTTAGAAATTAAAAGTTTAGAAATGCGAATAACAGGTAACGAAAAAGACATTATTAATATAAACAAGCAGCTAGATAAAATCAGTGCAAATACAACCTGGATCTTACGACTTATTGTTGGTGGAATTGTTGGAGCTATTCTTACGCTGCTATTGAAAGGAGGTGGTATGTAAAGTTTGAAATTACTGTAATGATTGGAATTGTCGTTGGTCTTTCACAGATTGCGAAAACAATCGGGTTACAAACAAAATATGTTCCGTTATTAAATTTAACGCTTGGCATTGTGCTAGGCGTTTTATTTTTGGGCGGAGATATCAAAACAAATGTATTTCAAGGAATCATCATTGGACTATCAGCAAGTGGATTATTTGACCACACAAAAATTATGAAAAAGGATGTTGATGCTAAATGAAAAAGATAATGAAACTAGCTTCCTCTGTATTTATGACACTAGTGCTCCTGTTAAGTTTCACAACAGGGGCTTTTGCTGATAGAACACTTATTATTCCTGATTTACCGAAACAACCATATCGTAATGGCGTAGGTGCTTATGAAGGCGTTGTAGCGCATAGTACAGCTACACCAGAAGCGCCAGCTATCAATATTCAAAAATATGAGTCTCGTACATGGCGCTCAGCATTTGTTCATTATGCAGTTGATTGGGACGAAACAATCCAAATTGCTGATACAAAATACATTGCCTATGGAGCTGGACCAGGTGCAAACAAAAGGTTAGTGCATGTAGAATTATGTGAAACGAGAGATTACGAGAAATTCAAACGCAGCTATGATAAATATGTAAAGTTACTAGCTAAAATCTTACGTGATCGTGGATTATCTGTAGAAAAAGGGTTATGGACTCACTATGATGTTACAAAATATCTTGGTGGAACAGACCATGAAGACCCACTTGATTATTTACGTAGCCATGGTGTTTCAGAAGCGCAATTCCGAGCTGATGTGCAACGTGTATACAACAATTCTAGTGTTGAAGTTTCAGTTCCTGAAAATCCATCTAAACCAGCAGAAGTGCCAACAGCAGTTGTTGATGGTGTAGCTTATATTCAAGGTAACAACGTTAATTTACGCAAAGGTCCAGATACAAGCTATTCTAGAATCCGTCAATTAAACAAACCGGAATCATATGTTGTGTGGGATGAAAAAGATGGATGGCTTAACTTAGGTGGCGAGCAATGGATTAAGAACGATCCATCTTATGTGAAGTTTAGCAAGAAAAGTACAGTGGATTCTTCTGTTGTAGGAAAACGTGTTGTTTCTAAAGTTAATAATCTACGTTTCTATGATGCTCCATCTTGGCAAGATAAAGATGTTGCTGGTTCTGTAGATGTAGGATTAGGATTCACAATTGATGCGAAAGTAACTGTCAATGGATCATCACAATATAAAGTACACAACAGTAGAGGAAAAACATACTACATAACAGCAAATGAAGTCTATGTGTATGTGAAGTAAGAAATGAAAAGAGTGCACTCTTGATCAAGGAGGTCACTCTTAAGTACACATTTATTTATAAAGAATCAATATAAAAATATATTCATGACTGGATTTTGTTATCCAAAATGAAGGTTTTTATTTTTTTTCACAGCCACAACCTTTTTTCTTTGTGTATCCTTGTTGAGATAAGTTTTCTTGTGGTTGTTGGGAGGAAGTAGAGGAATTGTTATTTTTATTACTTGAATCATTTTTTTGATCATTATCCTTACTCAT